AAGATAATATTTTTTATTTTGATATTTATAATACAGAAACAAAAAAGTGTGTTCGTGTTACAGGATCATCAAAAGAAGATATAGATGAAAAGCACAGAATTGCAGAAGATAAAATAAAAAATAAAATTTTTACTACAGATAATGCAATTATAAATGATGCGTGGGAACTACATAAGGAAGAATTAAAAGCTGATAGAAATAATGAAGATATAAAACCAACAACATATCGTGGTTATAAAGCAGATTGGAAGGCAATAGAAAAATTAGAATTTAATGGAATACAATTAAAAAATTATTTGATTAAAGATATTGATATTGATTTTTTAAATAATTTTTCAAAATATTTAGATAATTATTTTAATTTACGGCAAAGTCAGGCAAGTTGGTTATTACTTGGTCGTATATTAAATACAGCAGCAGATCAAAAAATGGGAATTGTGCGTAATTTACATTTAGCTGTTAGCAGAGAAAAATATCACAAAAGAAAAAAGAAAAGAAAAAAGGTTAGACCACCTATATTGCAAGGTGCTAATCCAACAGAAAAATTTTTACCGATTGTTAATAAGGTATTAGAAATATCAAAACAAAAGGAAAAAAATACTCCAGGCTATTATGTAGGAAATTATTATTATGTGATGTGGAGAACATTACTGGAAAGCAGTATTCGTATTGGGGAATTATTACCATTAAAAATAAATGATTATGATCCTATTCATCATGCGCTAGACATTAATAAGAATGTAGATCTGCAAACGGGGATTGTTTATGATGTGCCAAAGACAGAAACATCTGATGGTATTGTATTTATGTCACCTGAATACACAGAAGTTTATGTAGAATGGATAAAAGAATTAAAGACATGGAACAATCCAAAAGGATTATTATTTCCATCACGGGTGGGAACAATTAAATCGTATAGACGAGTTGACTTACAATTTAAAAATTTTTTTAAGAAGGCTGGCTTCGAGGAACGCATTACACTTCATGACTTTAGGAGCTTTGGGTCCAAGATACGAGAATTTATGGGATTGGATGAAACGGCACAAGAGCATCTGCGCCATGCTACTCCGCAAATGACAAAATATTATCAACGGGGAAAGAATTGGAAGGATGCAGAAAAGCAAATAGCGGCAAGCACACAAATTGCTGGTTTATTAAAGTAATTAAAACTGAATTATTTTGGGGGGTGTTGTAGGTAGGGGAGCTTCTCTTTTTTGCTCTGACGTGCAAATATGAGGCTTTTTTTCTGACCGAAACTCGTTAAATTGGCAATATCCACACATCCAGGTCTTTAAACCATCATTTGAATGTATTGGATGGTCCGTACAATTTTCACAACCTTTAGGTCTATTATTTTTTTTATATTCTTCTTGTTGGGTTCGGTTCTTTTCAAAAAACCACATACCAGAGATTGTGATCTTTGGCTTTTTACTTCTTCTTGCCAAATAACTTCATCGCACCTGATGCTCCCTTAATGCCGAAGCTCGCAGATATAGCAATGTATAATAAGTGTTGATAATAAACTGGTGTTTCTTGTAGTGCGATAAATCCTTGTTTAACATATTCTGTCATACCAGGGATAAAACTTAACACCGCTGGAGCAAGTAACACAAATAAAGCCACCTCATCCTTGATGCTGCCTTTCATTTGGTCAACAGCAGATGTTTCCCAAGCAACTTTTCCGTCTATTTGATCTTGCTTGTGTTTAGCGGCTGCTTTTATTTCTGTTAATTTTAAATCTGTTTTCGCTTTTTTATTTTGAATGAAACCCTTGACCGAAGTTCCAACTATATCGGTCAGGGGTCCAAGTAATAAATTAAACATTAGAATTGACCGTAAGCTATAACTGCTAAAATAATAATAACAGCTAAAGTAAGAATCTTACCTCGCTTCGTAAGTCCTTTCCAAAAATATTTTATTTTTTCCATTTACTCCTCCTCTCGGATTATATCCGCAAGCTCTTCACAGCGATGCGGAGTTTGTTTGTGCCATCTCGAATTTAAAAGTTCTGATGCACATAATTCCCATTCTTTATTTCTAGCAGCAGCTAAAGCATTTTTAAACATTGAGGTGCCTTTTTCTCCAAGCTGAAATACCATGCTTATAAATACACCAAATTTTTTATCAGTTAGATCCATTCCCTCGCAAATACGAGCAGCACCTTCAACCGCTTTATCAAAGTCTTTATCAAATAATTTATAAACAAAATCATCAGAATATTCTTTATCTGGATCTATATTATCATCTTTTGTAACAAGATGACCTATTCCAAAAGTTAATTTTCCAAGCGAATCCGCATAGCATTTATTTACTTTGCCTTCATGTCTAACAACCATTGCTTTTATTTCACTTAAACTTGCAGCTTCCATCTTTAAAGACATATAAAATTTTTACTCCTAACTGTTTTTGATATTTACTTTCTTTTCTATTAATCATTGTTCCTGGTTTCCAAGTCTTACGAATAGATGCTGTTTTAACATCTATCTTTAAAACTTTTCCTGTAGAACGATGAACCGCAACCAAATCTATTGGATCATTATCTTGTGTTTTCCAATAGATTGTATAATTATTTTTTGTCAACCAACTGGCTGCAATAAATTCTGACTCCAATCCTTTACGGATTTTATGTAAAGACAAGCTAGTCTATAATTTTAAGCCAAGTATAAATCGCACCCAATATACCGCCAACTATTAGTAATACTTTTAATCCTCCTAATCCTTTATTTGATATACTGTTAAGATCTCGTATTTGTTTTTGCATAATACTAACATCCTCTCTAATGTATTTAACATCAGTTTTTAGTTCAGCAATTTCTTTTTCCCAATCAGCCATCATGTACCTCTTTGTATTGGAAATGAATTAAATGGAATACAATGTGCATCTGTAACTATTTCTTTTTTGTATTCTTCTGATTTACTTTCATAGACATTTAGATAATTAGCCAAAACATTCATACATTGCTCCTCACTATTATACATAACTGCTTGATATTTAACGAACGGTAAAGTTGGTGAGTGCATAAACATAACAAACAACCATACTTTTATCATCCGCCTAGCGGATTACTTGCTTCCGCTTTGATTTCATCAATCAATATTTTATTTAACTCACTTTGTTTTTCTGCAATAGCTATCTTTTTATTTAAGTCATTAATAAGATCTCTAATTTTTCCAAATTCTTTAAAAACTTCTGATGAAAATTCTGACATTTTTTTCATCATTTCTTTATCAACAGCTGCAAGTTTTTCATCGCCATCTATTGAGTCTGATTTAGCAGTTAAAATATCTGTACTAATATTATCAAGACTATCATTATCTCTAGCCATCCATTCATCTTCAAGAGCTGACATACGATCTAATATTTCTACTTCAAGTGTAGATATTTTTTCATTTATTGGAGTAAGATCAACTGTTTCATTAACAACAAATTCTTTATTTTCTATTGCATCAAGCCTGGTATTAAATTCTCCCCAAGCATAAAAGCCACCACCAATAGCACCAATAACACCTATAATAGATGCGTAGTTAGTTAATTTTTGTATCATAACATTTCCTTTAATTTTTTTAGTTCAATCATTAGTTGTATTTTTTCCACCTTTAATTCGTATAATTTTTGATCTCTATTTCCAATAGGATCTGTATTAATATAATTATCTAAACCTATATTAAGATAAATCCCCTGGTTGTATAATGATAGATCTGCTTGAACAAAAAAACTATTATCAACATTCGTATAAATAGTTTCTGGCTGGTAAAAATCGGTATTGTTATAAACTTCCAGTTTATTATTATTATCAAATAAACTTATTTCTTTTACATCAACCGATATATTATCATTTACTTTAATGTTAATTTTATCGTCAACTTGATTATCAACAACTTCAACATCAGATTCTTCTTCTAATATTTCGGTTTCGGTTTCTTCTTCTGCAATGGGTTCATTTTCTTCCTCTTCAATTTCTGTTGTTTCTTCTTCTTCATTAGAAGCTACCTCTGTTTCTTCTGTAGGCTCTTCTTCAATGACTTCATCCTCGGTTTCAGCTTCAACTACTTCTGTTTCTTCTGGTTCTTCTTCAATTATTTCTTCAACAAACTCTTCAAATTCTTCTGCAAATTCTTCTTCTAAAATTTCCATTTCTTCTTCGGAAAAATCATCGGTAAAAGTTTCAACAAAACTTTCAAACTCTTCTGGTATTTCTAATTCTTCAAATGCAGTTTCTTCTAATTCTTCAAAGCTCTCAAAGTTATCAAAATCATCAAGGAATATTGTTTCAAATTCTTCTTCAAAAAATTCTTCTTCAAAAGTAAAGTCATCCTCCCAGGTAAAATATTCTTCAAAGATAGAAAGAGTGGTAATGGGTAATTCTTCATACTCATATTCTATATCATCTATCTCATCCAAATCTTCCTGGATGGTTTCTGTAATAGGCTCATATCTTGTATATGAAACTGATAATTCAACATCATCAATATCTGGACCCCAATGACCAGTTCTATTATTCGTGTTTGATACACTAACCTCAATATCGAAATCAGTTAGAGTATTTGATCCTTGAATATGTGTATCAGTATAATTTGTAAATTGACCACAGTTAATAGATCCGCAACCAGTATCTTCAATTATTCTTTGTTGAATGGTTGTTGATCCATCTGATCCAGTAATCGTTTGTTTTAATGTTGTTGTATTATTGTATGAGTTCCAAAACCAAATGTCTGCTGATACGGTTGAAGAAAAACCAGATTGGATTTCTTCTGTGAGCATGTCGGTGTCATCGGCTAGGGAAACAGTTTGACTAATAACTGTATCTTCTTCTGCTGCTACTGATCCACCAGGATTATTACCACCACCTACTGTTGCAAAAGATCCAGTACCATGATGTCCGTGAGTGTGTTCAGATACAGTCCACCCAGTTGTGCTATAAGTCGTTCCAGTTCCAAAAGTAGAGTTAGTTAATATATTTCCAGTAGTAACAGTTTCACTATTCGTTGTGGATGTTGCGGTCAAACACATTAGCATCGCAATCCTCGCACATTGTTTCAATACGAATTGATGACATGTATTCTTCTCGTTTAATGTATTCTTCATAATCTGGTCTTAATTCTGGATATTTTTTCCATTTAGCAGCAGCTTCTTCTCCAATTTTTCCTTGAAACGGACATGGAGTGCCAGCACTTTCCATCGCTGCAAACACCCTGGAATCTTGACATAATATACTTACACTTGCAACCGACATACCAAAGTCTTTTAATACTTTAGCAAGTTTTATTCTCTCACAATTTAAGTCAGCAAAATGTTTACCGCCTGATACACCCACCAAAGAAGAGGAGATAGCACCAGACACAGCCATAGAACAAACATCTTGCGACATCGAAGAGTAACTTGGTGCGTTGGCAGAATTGACAGGAATAGTAGATTTATTGTTTGTGGTATTTGTTGTATTGTTAGTAGTTGTAGAAGTCGTATCATTTGAAGATCCAGATTGATAAGTATTATTGTTTGTTGTGGTATATCCTCCAGTTATATTGGTATTGCTGCCAGATGTGTTGGTTTGAGAATTTGTATCGTCAGCAAGAACGGGTTTTGCAAAATAAGCGACAGCAATAAGTAAAGATAAAAGAAATAGGATATTGATAAAGTATTTCATTCACAAGTACATTCCTCTTTTGATTTACCACAAGAACAAGGTTTCATTTATTATTTTTCTATTTATTAAAGATGAAATATTTATCTATTCCACTCTCTAAATTTTTCATTTTTTTCCAATGTGTTGGGATTATTGCTGAATCTCTAACTGGTACTTGTCCTAACATACCAATAAGAACCCATTCTTTTGGTCTATCTTGTCGTCTGTTATAAGCTGTATTTTGATCGTAAGAATCAGTATAAATTCTTCTTTTTAAAGGTACATCTGCTTTTCCTTTTTTATGTGTTCTCTCTAAATAATTTGTTGCAGTTTTTTGCGAATCTGTACTTGGAACAACTACTGGAATTTTATTTCCATTTTTATCTAATTCAAAACTAGATTCTTTTTTATGAATATCTTTATCTTCTCCTATTCCTATTTTTAATCTGTGTGTAGGTATTCTATCTTTTGGATAAGAATGTCTATATCCGTTTTCTTGCCAAGTAACTCTTGTGTAACCTTCTGTTTCATAATTACCCCATACATCTTTTTTCCATTTACCACCCCATTGTAATCCATCTCCATGAGAGTTTGTTGAACCTTTAGGTCT